ATTGAAAAGAGATCAGCAGGGGATCATCTTCAGGCAGATCATCGTGGGTAGCGTGATCATAAAACTGCTGCAGCACGATTGAACGGATCATCTCCATTACCAAGCCCTGATGCTCCCTGAAGATGCCATTGTTGGACATCTCCCTGGGCAGATTGAGGATGGAGAGCATGGCATCCACTTCGACCGGAATGGGAATCACTCGCCCTTCCTCATCAGCTCGGAGAGTTCAATGGCTCTCATGCCCACTTGCTTAGCCCACTTGGAGGCAAGCATGCCATTGGCAGCCCGTTCCCAGTCTCCGGCAGCGATAAAACTCAGCGTGTTCTTGAAACTAAGCAGACCCTTGATCCCCAAGTTGAAACACATGTTGAGCAACACAGACTGGCGCACCTCATCAAGGTTGTTGTAAATCTCAGGTATCTCATCGATCAGCCACTGCTCGCAGTCCTGAATATCCCGCTCTAACATGGCGTAGGCTTCTTTACGGGAGATACCCCGGTCATCGAGATTGCGGCCAATGCCGATGGTCAGTTTACCTGCAGTGCAGCGGTATGGCTTAAGTCTCAGACCTTCATGTCTGACTAACTGAGCTTTGATCCGGTTCATCAACGCTTCGGTCATACTATCTCCTTGCTTTCGATGTGATCATCGATCCGGAGCCAGGAAAGCACTACCCTGTGTGCTGACAAATCAGGATGAGCAAGGATGCCAATGAATTTAGGATTGACAAAAAAATACTATATCTCATCTTTGCAGAAAATGAAATTAATGCTGTGAGGTATCAGTGAAGAGCACAATCGAAGATATCCGAAGAATGTTGAGCAATGGTCTATACAGGGATGAACAGTATATACGAATATGCATTGTAGCAGGGATGCTTCAAGCATTGGGGTGGAATATATGGGACCCCTCAAAGTTCTACACAGAATATCCGGTTATTACTATTAACGCAAATACACCGGCCCTACTGGGTAATGGCAAAGTAGATGTTGCAATGGGTAAGAATTTACAAACTAAAAAGGAGCACTTATTCACTTTGATTGAAGTAAAAGCACTTGGCAATATTGTTAATAACTCATGAATTCAACTCCAAACATACAGCGTCAATAAAAATCAACCTATTAGCGTCTTAACAGATGGCGAGATTTGGGAATTCTATCTTAACACTTTACCTTCAAATCAGGATTATACCGATAGAAGGTTTAACATCATCAACCTATCTGCAAACAAGATTGAAGACATCATTAGTTTCTTCTCACATGTTTTGGGTTATGGTAGATCTCTAGGTTCTATCCAAACTACTAGTAGAAAAATGCGAAAAGAGTTTTCTCTGATCCAACATATTAAACCACACAAGAAAATCGCTGAGGGACTATTCCTTGAAAGTGTGCCACAACAGATTACACATGTTTATAATCAACTTATCGCCCAGTTGGGTCCTAGAGCGACTAGATACCAAGACGTTGCAAGAATGTGGAACATGGATGCGGCTTTAGGAGATGTAACACCACCACCTCCTGGGGTTAAAACAGATTATCTCACTGATTATAGGAACAAAAAAGCCGATTTTGTAATTATTGATGGTTGTAATCAAGTACTTATTAAAACCTGGGCCGAGCTGAAAAGAGAAGTATATAATCATATCATCAGAAAAATGCCAAACCTTAGGTTGCCTAAGACGATAAAATTCACTCGCAACAAGTCCGATTTTCGTAGTGCGCTGAGTCTTGATAATAATTATTTCACAGAGAATAATCTCTCAGCCGCGAGTATTGTCATGCACTGTCGTGAAGCAGTAAGTCAAGCAGGGTTGAATCCCAAAGCTGACCTAATAGTAGGATATACGGGATAAAACAGAGTTAGTTCCCGATATTCTACAACATAAATAATCATGGCTGAGGATGTGTGTTCCCAATTTCATTTCGGTAATGAACGAAGGGGCGCTTGGTCGTGTTATCTATAAACTAGCAAGGAAGTGAAATCTTGAAAACTAGACTTTTGCATATACACGGAGATAACATCGTAGAATGTGAACGCACGTTAGACATTATAAAAAAATCGTTAATCTCATTAGTAGTAAGGATCGATGGTCCCATTGAATCGCCTTTTTGCCCATTGTACATACTACATATCGAGGACATTCGACTAACAATCAAGATTAGATTTTTCCCAGGTTTCAATAGATGGAATAACAACATTATTCAACACATTCAAGATGCGGGAGGAGTACTCAGGGAAGCTGCGGATGCGATTGTCACTGAAGTAAATGACATAGAGGAAGTTCCTCTATTTGCAATTGAATATTGTGGAGCTATACCTGCTGGTAATCAAGCGTGGCAAAGATCAGGTAGAGCATATTCATTTGGCCGAGCGAAAATTCCATATTTCTATATTGCCGAGCTTGGTGGACATGAACTTAGTAATGATCGATCCTTACTGTCAGCAAGATTACCCAATTCTGCTGTACCTTTTAGCTACATAGCATACTCAATTTCAGAACAAACCCCCGTGTTGCCAATAATTATACCAAATCTTGGTACAAGTGATCATATCCGAGACCAATATAAGAACATTTTTAGTTTTGATTTACTGCTTAATATAATCAATGGGATTTTGCTTAACAAACCAATTGATAAAGATGTAAACGCTGTTATGGAACGAACCATCGAGTTTATTGAGATCAAAGCAAAAAGTGTTGATAATCAATCCTTATCGAAGAGTGAATGGAGACATGCATTTGATGAACTCAAACAGAGACATTCATTATTAGACTATCTTATTAACCATAAAACATTAACATGGAAGAAGAAAGCTTATATATCTGCACTAACAACAACAGCAAAGAATTTAATTGATCGCACACAATTAGTAGCTAATGGAGTTTTATCCAGTGATTTTCCCATTTGTTATTTCCCATCCAGTAGGAGGAACGATTTTAAAGTTATAGTGGAATCATTATATCCTAGTTTATCTTCATCATTCCTACAATGGCTGTCAGAGAATAGAAATCTGGTGATTTGCTGGATCATGGGATTTAAACCAAGAGGTGATGATGCCCGTCCAGATAGAGGCTTAGCTCCTTTAGCAAGGATGCTGGTTGGCGAAGACACTGATTTGCTAACTGTAGTTTACGGCCCAGCTTTATCATCTACATGGGACACTTTCGTGAGTAATCCCTCAGAATTAATGAAGAACAATGGTTTATGGGAGGGAATATTAGGATTGTCAGACGCAGTACTTATTGATTCTAGTACTGATAATAACAAGACTCTAAAAGGTTATTTGAAAAAACACTGGCACAAACCCAAGCAACACTCTACGATACATGGTTTTACAATTACCGCTGAACCTGATCGGTATGGAGAGCATGATATTGACACGATACTACACCTTTTGTTGTCTCATATGACTAAAGGTAATGTTTACGAGGGAATGTGCAATCCTCCAGGTGGTGATTGGAGTGGTGTATCGCTTTTCTCAAAAGAATCAATATTATTACGTTGGTTGACACTACCAAGAGTAAGTGGAGATGGTACAAAAAGGCCAGATCATGTTTTTCAGATATTTGACATTCATGATAAACCGATACTGCTGATTATTGAATCGAAAGACACTCAGTGCAAGATCGAAAACAACATTGGCCCTTACCTTGAGTCATACATGAGTACCCTATTAACATCACCTGCGAGCATTGAATGTCAAACTAAAGACAGCCAATGGTGCCAAACTGATAAGATGATCAGTGTTAGTGAGATGCACATTTGTACTGGAGTTGCATTTTTCGGAAACAAAAGAACAAAACTCGGAGATTCACTAATTGACACGAGTGCAGATATTGCATTTAGTTTTGAGCATGGAATTGGTTCATGCAGTATCGAGATAGCTTCTCGAACGACCATTGGAAAAATTGTAGCGGACTTTGTTATGAGTATAAACGCCGCTGACATCAATGTAAAATTACGTCAGATTGTATAGTTTAAATATAACCTCTCATGCACTTCTTTAATTGGTCCATTTAGTACTTTATCGACTGCAGAATTTCCACTTTTAATCATCAATGAATATTTATAAAGCTCACGGGGAATGTCGTACTCATAATTATCTGTCCCTCTTGAGCCATCGAATGATAATGCCCATTTTACTCCTATAGAGTTCAACCTATTTAGTTCACTCCATAAACGATCAACATCTAGATCTTGTACATACCGTTGTTTATTGCATGAATAAGGTGGATCTAGGTAAATAAAGTCATCCTTAGTGGCCTGTTCTAAAGTTATAGCATAATCTTGGCATACAAATTCTATGTCTTTGATAACTATATTCCAAGCTTTTACGTTTCGGCTAAACATCTCTGGCAACATTCCCTTTCGAGATAAATGAAAAGAGTTGTTGAAAAGTCCATCTTTATTAAACCTAACAATTCCATTGACGCAAGTTCTCATTAAAAAGCTTAGGTCAAGAGGATTGGGCGCTTTATTAAATCTATCTCTAATGACATAGAAATGACCCGGTAAATTTGATTGTAGCTGATCCCAGTTTTCTTTATAATCTTCTATAACAGTCTGAGGATCTTTTTTTACTAGGTTCCACAGATCGATCAGAGGGGCATATACATCTCCTCCTATTGAACCAGGATAGCCTGCAGAGAACAGCATAGCTCCGCTTCCTAAAAATGGCTCAATATATTTCTTATACGGCGGCATAACTCCACTAATCATTGATACTTGTGATCTTTTACTCCCGGTCCATTTAATTAATGAGGGAATATTCTTTACTGCTCTTGCTTGGTAATAAAAATCAGTCTTGTTCATTGCTGACACCTCATTAGGAAATCACAATTCTCCATTTCCGCTTGAATTCTCTTATTTGCTATGTCGATGTAAGATTGATCCGTTTCAAAACCTATATATCTCATTCCCATCTGTATAGCAGCCACACATTCAGAACCAGATCCTGCAAATGGAGACAGGAGTATGCCATCAGTTAGCCCTGAAACTGTGATCATCCTCTTGAGCAGCCTTAAGGGTTTTTGCGTAGGGTGTTTACCATATGCAATTTCACTACGGTCCTTATTATTAGGAATATCCCATACCGACCTCATCTGTTTACCCCCCTCTTTAAGAAGGTCGGTTGGATCTGAAAACAATTTAGCTGCTTCATAATTGAACTTGTATTGTCTTTTCTTTCCCCCCGTGTGACACCATAGTATTGTTTCATGGCTTGCTGTTAGCCTTCGACCGGAAAGGTTTGGGAAGCTATTCCTTTTATACCAGATGATATCATTTATTATCTCAATGTCAAGTAACTGAGCTGCGAAATTAATCATTCCTATGTTGTGATAAGTCCCATGAATCCAAATTGATCCAGTTGCTTTGACTAATCTCTTTACTTCGTTTAACCACTCTAGACAAAAGACAAAATAGTCCATAATTGGAATAATATCCCATTGTTGTTTCGTTTTTTCCCAATTACCCCCAAATCCTGGTATTTTTATAGAGTTATCCCACTTCCAGTTATTGCCTTTACTAAGATTATATGGTGGGTCTGCGATGACTAGATCAACAGAATTATCAGGAAGCTCTCTCATACCATCAATACAGTTACAGTTCTTGATCCAACCAGTTGTGATGGGTTGAGTTGGCCGTCCACTAGGAGTTTCATCCTTGATTTTATTCTGGTTTTCTTTATGCATCATTAAGTCCTATAACGTTTTTACGAACAAACCCACTATGTGAAAACCCAAGTGATATTCAATTTGAATATACGAAAATTGTCAAGTCAAAAGACCTAATAATGTAGCTCTGTGGTAGTCCTGCACTTCCAGTGAAACGGTGGGAATGGTGTATGCGCCCCGGAGACACCTACCGGGTTCATCTCTGAATCGTATTCGATTTGATCGTCTTTGATCCAGGGTGCAAGGGCTTTGATGTATTCCCGGGCATCATCCAGGCTACTGGACTTGGTATCCAGAGCCATGAGCTTGTCCATCACTTCCAGTGCATCGTTCAGGGGATAGACTCTATCCTGAGCAGCGAGAGCCCGGCAGATATCACTGGTGCGGTCATCCAGGATCACCACGAGCTTGTAGTATTTGGCCTTGGCTTTCCTGTAGCCTTGCAACCTTCCGAACTCCCTGATGCGCAGGGCTGTATGCTCTGCCAGTCCTTGCCAGTAGTGGGGTGATCGGTTGGCAAGGTCATTGAACTGATCCTTGAGAGTATCGGCAAGCATCTCTTTGGTATAGCCTTGTTCTATGGCTTTGGAGAGTGTGTCTGCGAAGTTCTGCCTTATGTCTGCATCGAAGTGATTACCGATCCAGAACAACTGCTGCTTCTGGATGGTTGTGGATAGATGCTGATCTTCGATGCCCCAGAGGCCGATTGATGTCTTGGTCGGTGCTTGCACTTGGGTGTCCCTCAGTCCCAGCCGCACACAGCGGTCTATTATCGCCTTGGTGGGCTCATTGACCAGTGCTGCGAAGTCATCTCCAAGCTGAGTATTGATGATGCCCATAAGCTTATCAATGGAGTCCCGGTTGATCTTCTCTGCTCTTGGCATGTCACTCAGCATCTGGATGGCAAGCCGGGCAGCATCCCTGATCTCGGCCTTCCAAGCATTGTTGAGTATCCTGTAGTACTCCAGCATAAGTCTATCGTAATAGTTCATCAGAAGGAGAACCTCCTGACCTTGACCCTGTTCCTTCCGATATCGTATTCCGAGAACCGTTCCAGACATCCAGCCAAGGCATCACAGCCATCGATATAACCATCTGGATAAGTGAGGAACTGTGATATCAGGGTTGGTGTATCCTGCCCCTCCGGAAAGAGCAGCTTGGCGGTCTCAATTATGGTCTCTGTCCTCTCGATGCGGAGGTTCTTGTTGTCCTTGTTATCGATGCGCTTGATTCTGTGACTGATGGGTGGCAGATGATTGTCTTGTGCCCACCGATCGAAGTCAGCCATGATACGTGCCTGGCCATAGGTGGTCTCACAGGCTGCCCTGGCTTTGACTCTATATGTTCTATCAAGTTCCTGATAGGTATCATAGTAGTATCTGAAGAACTTGGTATTCTCGGTCTGACGTATCCAGACGTGAATAACATAGAACCTGTTGCCGTCATAGCCTATGGAGATGATGGCCTTGTAACAGCCTTTCTCACCCCAGGCAGGATCGGCATAAAGCCAGACCCGCTTCATTCTACTTGGCTCTGGCAAGGTTCTATACTTGGTGAACCAGTGGTTCTTGAAGATGTTGCCTTCGATCACCGGCTGTCCCAACATCTCCCTCTGATACCCGGTTTGCCCGAACTTGGCTTTTAGATTAGGCAGGGTGGCAGTGGGATATTGAGCCTCCCAGACGGACTTGCCCTGCCGATCTTCGAGCGAGAAGCGCAATATCGCTTTCTGGTGCGTTTTCAGAACCGACTGGTATCTTGTATCCAGATCAGGGTTATCAGCCCGTAGTTCGCCCAATATCAGCTCCTGAAACTGGCAGATCGCATAGTTGGGATGCACCAGGTTACCGAGCCAGACGATCCTGCCATTTCCCTCCGGTGAGAGAGCTCCGGCGAGCTCCTGGGTGATCTTCTCCATGCGTCTCTTGCCGATGGACTGGTTGCCCATGTTCTCTTCTTTGTCGATATCATCGCAGACGATCAGCCCGGGCCGCCTGGCGGTCTTGGGATTGATAGTTCCCCTGTGAGACTGCTTGATGCTTCTGGCTCGTATCCTCGCCTTGTTCTTGAGATAGAAGTCGAGATCAAAGGCATCCACAGGCTGCAGCTCCGGATAGTCGATGGTGAGCCGCTTGTTGTTCCGCAGCTCATGCAAGGTAAAGGCAGTGCGTTCCTGTGCCAGGTCTATGTCAGCGGCTGTATGGATCACGTAACGTTCACCCTGGATGATCATCCAGATGGGATAGACCACTCCCATGAGAACCGTTTTGCCCAGCCCACGAAATCCGGTGATGGCGATGATGCCTGAGCCCTTGTCAGTCTCATCGAACATGGTCTCATGCGCTGGGCAAAAGGGTAGCGGGAAGATGT